TTCGATGAAGCCGATTTTGACGATGTAGAGATTGAGCAGGTGGATACAGAAGGAGATGATGAGACGCCAGAGACGCAAGAGGAGCCGAAGACAGTACTCGGAGACTTATATGAGATTGGAAACCACAGGCTCTTATGCGGTGACGCCACCGTCATCACTGACGTTGAGAAGTTGTTGGATAAAGCTGGAATAGACATGGTGTGATGAAGGTCTTTTACACTATGCGTAAATATGATATAATAACACATTAAATTAAGAGGTGTTATTATGAAAGATGTTAATGATTTGGATATTGGCAGAGCTGGAGAGTATTTGACGATGGCTGATTTAATTCTAAATGGTGAAAAATGTTTTTTAACTGACCAAGGGTTAAATTATGATTTAGTTGTTGAGACGCAAGGAGAAATGCTAAGGTGTCAAGTAAAAACAACACGAGAGATGCGAATTATAAACAATGGTTCTAGACCAGTTTATTTTTTTCATATTAGACGTGCGGGAAAAGGAGGTAAAAGATTTTACGATAAAAAAGAATTTGATTTCTTTGCCTTAGTTGCACTGGATATAAAAAAGGTATTTTACTTGCCATTTGATGATAAAATTGCAACATGTAGTATTTGCATAAGAGATAAAACAATATCTTATACTGGCAAAGGTAGCGGAGGAAGGAAGAACGGATTATATTTTCAAGATTTAACATGGGATAACTATATAAATGGCTAGAATTGCTATAATTGACCCGCCTTATGGCATAAATGTTGTTCAAGGCTCTAAGGCTTTTGGTAGTGTCGGAGGCTCTAAGGTTGCTAATGCAAATGTTTACACTCCAATAATCGGAGATGACACAACAGAAACTGCAAAAGATGTTTATAATTTACTTATTAGTTTAGGGATTGCTGATATTGTTATATGGGGAGGAAATTATTTTACTGATTTTTTACCTAGCTCAAGATGTTGGCTTTTGTGGGACAAAAAAGGACGTGATTGGGACGATAATTTTTCAGATTTTGAAGTTGCATGGACGTCATTTAACAAACCATCTAAAATATTAAGGCATACTTGGATGGGGATGGTTCAGTCAGGCGAAAGAGAAAAAAGAGTCCATCCGACACAGAAACCTGCAGAAATGATTGCTGATGTTATAAAAATGTTTTCTGAGGAGGGGGATGCAGTCCTCGACCTATTCGGCGGCTCTGGCTCAACACTCATAGCCTGCGAGAAGACGCACCGCAAATGCTTTATGATGGAACTCGATACAAAATACTGCGACGTCATCGTTAAGCGGTATAAGACATTCTGCGAGAAGAATGACAAAGTCGCAGTAATTAAGCGTAATGGAGAGGTTTGTAGTGATTTTTAACTATATCAAACTAGGAATAGAGCGATGATTAAACTACCACCGAAACAGGAAGAGTTTGTGCAGGAACTTATCAAAGGTAGCACGCAATCGGACGCATATAGGAAAGCATACAATACGAAAAAAAGCACGGATAAGTCTATCTGGGAGCTTTCGTCTAGGCTTGCAGACAAGATCAAGGTGAAATCAAGGCTAGCCGAAATTAGGAAGCCAGTTAACGAAAAAATAGGCTATACTCTTGAAGCTCATATCAAACGGCTAGAAACTTTATCTATGAAAGCAGCCAACGCAGGGCAATTCACGGCCGCGATAGCTGCAGAGATAAGTCGAGGCAAAGCGTCTGGCCATTACGTCGAAAAGATCGACCATACCAGTTCCGATGGATCGATGGCTCCGACCAAGATCGAGATCGTCGCTCCTGATATTGATAAGATTGATAGGTGATTTATTGTAAATGAAAGATGTTTTCAAATAATTGAGCTCGCCAAAAGGTTTGAAACCTTGAAGGACTTTAGGGATGCGCATATTAAGGAATATAATTATGCACATAGAAAAGGAATTTCAAAGGTTGCTTTTTCTCATCTAAAAAGAATAAGAACTTACATAAGCGAAAACCAAGATGGTCGCGTATGTAGTGAGTGCGGAATCCTTAAGACGTGGGATTGTTTTTACTACGCGTCAAGAAAAAATGGATATATACGAGCTAAATGTAAGGATTGCTGTAACATTCGATCAGTCGAGTGGAGAAAAGAGAATACAGAGCGCTCTAGAGATATTGTTAGGAATAGTGCCAAAAAACATCCCGAGACTAGCAGAAGAATGAAAAGGCGATACAGGGAAAATCACCCAGAGGCTTGCATTGCTCGGGATTTATTAAAAAGAGCCTTAAAGTTGACAGGAAAAAGAAAGGAAGAAATAACACAGAAAGCACTAGGGTATGGATTTAAAGAATTAAGAACGAATATTGAAAATAAATTTTCTGCTGGTATGAATTGGAATAATTGGGGTGAGTGGGAGGTCGATCATATAAAACCAGTATGTATTTTTATTGATGAAAAGATTTATGACCCTAAGATAATAAATGCCCTATCTAACTTAAGGCCATTATGGGCAGAAGAAAACAGGGCAAGGACAAGGAGGCGATGGGAAAATGACAACTGCACGAATTGAATTGCCTCCTAAGTTAATTCCTATTTTTGCAGCGCCTCGGGGATCTGTGAGATACAGAGTCAGCTATGGGGGGAGAGGGGGAGCCAAGAGCTTCTCCTTCGCTCTAATGGCTGCTGTATGGGGGTACAAAGAGTCACTTAGAATACTTTGCGTAAGGGAGTTTATGTCTTCGATTAAGGATTCTTTCTTTGCAGAGCTTAAGAACGCTATCAATTCAACACCTTGGCTCGCCACGCAGTACGATATCGGAGTCGATTATATTAAGGGCAAAAACGGAACACTCTTTATCTTTAAAGGCATAAGGAATAACTCGTCTTCTATTAAGTCATTATCACAAATTGATTTGTGCATCGCCGAAGAGGCAGAGCAGATAGGTGAGACTAGTTGGTTAGATTTGGAGCCTACGATCCGCGCCCCGAAGTCTGAGATCTGGGTGATTTACAACCCTAAAAGAGAAAACTCCCCAGTCGATAAGAGATTCAGAAAACACCCACCATCTAATGCCGCTATTGTCGAAATGCGTTACGATGACAATCCTTGGTTCAGTAATGTTTTAGAAACCCAGCGTCTTAGAGACAGAGACGTTATGGACACATCAACCTATGATTGGGTTTGGAATGGCGCCTACCTCAAAAACGACGAAGCATCAGTCTTTCATGACAAGTGGAAAGTTGAAGAATTTACGCCCGATAAAACGTGGGATGGGCCGTACTTCGGTCTGGATTTTGGCTTCAGCCGAGATCCAACTGCGGCGACAAAAACTTGGATTCATAACGAAAATTTATACATCGAACATGAATGCGGGAAGGTAGGGCTTGAACTTGATGATACAGCAGAATTTCTTAAAAAGAGGATCCCTGGAATCGAAAAACATATCATACGAGCAGATTGTGCAAGACCCGAATCAATATCTTTCTTGAAAAGAAAGGGACTGCCGCGGATAGTGGGTTGCGAGAAAGGAAAAGGGTCGATAGAAGACGGGATTGCATTTATGAAAAGTCATAGAAAAATAATAGTCCATCCCCGCTGCGCTAAGACTCAAGAGGAAATGAGCTTATATAGTTTCAAGGTCGATAGGCTTACGGGTGACATAATGCCTTCTATATTAGACGTTTACAATCATTACACCGACAGTATACGCTACGGATTAGAACCTGCGATGAAGAAAACTAAACGCGATTATAGTAAATTAGTTGAACAGAGGCGAAAGAAATGAGTAAATTAGGAAGCATTAAAAATCTGCGGATATTCGACAGCTTACGGAGCATATACAACGGTTTAGCCAATACTCGTAACGTCGTATATAATAACCAAGTCACGCATCAAGCTATAACCTTTTCGGAGCTTAGAGCAATATACAGGACGGGTCTTGGATCTAAGATCGTTAGACTTAAAGCAGGGTATGCGCTGAAAGATACGTTGCAGTTCGAGTCTACGAAAGATGAGGACATATACAAAGCTAAGTTTGAAAAAGCCGTTAAAAGAGCGTCGCGTTACATGATAGGCTTCGGCCGTGGCATTATTGTTTTGTATAATCGTGGCGAAGATATGAGTTCGCCTGCTCGAGGTAAGTTCGACGTTTCGAAAGTTGAGTTCAAGGTCTTTTCTGGCGATCTTGTTACTAGTACAGATGCTCCTATAGACCTGATGGATGCAAGATATTACAAGCCAAAATATTATTCAGTCCGTGGCGTACACTTTCACTACAGCAGAGTCATAGATTTTTCATATGTAGAGCCAACGGAATACGATGCTCCAATTTATCAGTATGGCGGAGTAAGTGAGTTTGAGCTTATTTACAATCAGTTGATCAATGACGGGATAGTTGAGAGATGCACGCCAACAGTTCTTGAAAAAAATGCTACTCTTTTCTACAAAATCGTGGGGCTAAAAGATGCGATGCAAGACAAGAACGACTCATATATAAGACAATATTTTACCGAAGCCGAAAATGCGAGGTCGGTGTACGGTGCGGCGCTTATCGACTCTGAAGATGATGCCTATACGGTTAATCAAACACTCACAAATCTGCAGGAAGCCGATTCGATAACTTTGAGAAGGTTAGCGATGGTTACAGGGATCCCTCTGGCTATACTCGTCGGGGAAAATGTCAAGGGGCTGAATTCTACTGGCGACAACGAGATGCGGATATTTCAGGATACAGTAGAGGTTCTGCAAGCTGATTATCTCGAAGATCCCATCAACGAGCTTTTTGCAAAAATCGGGCTAGGGAAGGTTTCGTTTAAAGATAATCAAGGAAGAACACCTGATGAGCGCATAAAATTCGAATCGTTAGTAATACAAAACGCTATTGCACTATATAACATCGGCGAAGACCATGGGAAGTATCTTGAAGAAAATGCCGTTGTTGTTAGAGATAAATTCTCAAAGTTTTTTCCCGAAGCTAAAGAAGAAGTTGAAAACGTAGCAAGTGAAAACGAAGCAGTCGAAAAGAAATGAGTAGAAAAAAACTGATAAAAACGCCTATACCATCGCTTACAGAAATGCGGGAATTCTCATCGCTGATGATTCAGATGATAGACCAGTTTTCCACTAGATTTAAAAATCAGGTCTTTGGTGAAATGACAAAAAAGACCGTTGATAAATTCGCAGACGCTCAAGTCGGTAATTTTGCAACGATATTTCTAAAACTAACAAAAGCAGTAAAGAAAAAATTACTTGCACAGTATAGTAATGATAGAATAGAAGTTATGGTAAAAGAAATAACTGGAAGAATCGACCGACGTAACAAAACTCTGTTGTACGGAAAGATTGAAGAGACAATAGGAATAGACACAGCAGAGCTGATAAAAAATGAAGGTCTTTCGTCAACGATAAACGCATATAGACTCGAAACCGAACAATACGTTAAAAAACTTAGAGACGAAACTCTGGAAGTATATATTGCTAATAGCTTGCGTGTAATGTCGCTCGGCGGGTCGTTAGAAGACGTGATGAGTGAGCTAGAACTCACAGGGTACAAAAAAAAGAACAATGCGAAGCTTATCGCGAGAACTCAAATAGCGACGTTCAACAGCCTTCTCACAAAAGCTAGAGCGCAAAAGCTTGGGATTGAAAAAGCGATATGGCAAACAAGTTCCGACGAAAGAGTCCGAAGATGCCATGCCGTGAGGGACGGCAAAGAGTTTGATTTAGATAAAGGATTATATAGCTCTTGTGATAAAAAAACATTGTTGCCAGGTGTTGATATAAATTGTCGTTGTACTAGCTTACTTATTTTACCTGAAGATTAACAAAATAAAAATGAGGTCAAAGAAATGAAATGGAGTACAGCTCTTATAGAGCAACAGCCTACTACAGGTCGAATGATTAAGGAAGACGGTAGTGCCGTTAATATCGTGGATTTATTGTCTGATAGTGATAGCAATTCTGATATTATCGCAGAAACGGCTGCTGCAATTTACTCTTGCAGTAACGGGACGACGCTTAGAACCGTGCCAGATACGGGGCTTCCTATCTTATCTCTTAGAGCTAAAACAACAGGAGCTTTGATCGTACCGCTTGAAGTTGATATTTTTGCAGGCGGAAATACTTATTTTGAAGTAATGATAAACGCAACGCTTACTGGTGCATCTTTTGCTAGTGCAGGTTCAAGCGCAGGAGCTGAAGCTGATATTTCAGCTACAGCCATAACTGGCGGAACTCGTGTGGCTTCTGGGTTTGTCGTTATGTCTGGGGGCGTCTCAAAAATGGTCGGACGTGATAATTTACTCGGACGGCTCGGACTTGAATTTGACACAGAAACTAACGTCGGCGATATTATAACTATTGTTGCTATGCCTTTTGCGGGTAACGTTTCATGTTCAGCGAGTATTCAATGGCGGAAAGTAGTTTAAATTAAATGTTGACGCGTAAAAACTAATGGTGTAATTTTTAAAAAAAAAGAAATAAGGTTCATGATGAGTTCTTTTCTGCTAAAAAAATTCAAAGACATTGCAATTTATAGTCCCGCAGCGAAAACGGCTATAAGCGTTCGCGACGGTGTCATTGAATATGAAGGATCGGAACTGATGATCGAGCCTTATGACAAGATTTTTACTGTTTACCGTTCTCCTGCGACAATTGCAAACGCCGCGGTTCAGATGCTCGGAATACCTTTAACTGACGAGCATGTAAGCCTCGATGAGCCTGCGCCCGACACTGGGAGCGTTGTTGTTGACGCGTCAATGATTGACTCTATAGACGCAAGTACTAGAACACGCGTTGCGATAAAAAACAAGCTTTCAATGAACGACGAATTATCTCTTACGTTGCAAAAGAAGTCACAGCTATCTCTAGGATATTTCGGTGATCTTGTTCCACACGACGAATTTGATTTTGAACAAATTAATCTAGTCCCTCATCATCTTGCTGCGGTTTCGACAGGGCGATGCGGAGAATTGTGCAGTTTCTTAGATCGGAAACCAGATTTTAAAAAAAAGGAGCAAAAAGAAATGGTATATCATAAAGCTTTTGTTGACGCAGAAGGACAAGTTAGTCTTGAGCAAGTTGTCGAAATAGCAACATCACTTCCCGAGGCTATCAAAATGTTATCCCTCGAAGATCTGCAGAAAATAATGCCTTCATTACAAGAAATTATAGGCATGGCTACAGTTAAGGAAGTTGCCGTAGAAGACGAAGAAACGCCTCCTGAAAAAGGTGAAACTATCCCAAAAGTTGAAACAACGGACGAAGAAACCGAAGGCAAAGAAGAAGAAAAAGACGAAGAAAAGCCTAAGTTTTCCGATGCTGATTTCAGAATCGCATTGAAAGAGAAATCTCAAAAATTCGCTGATGAAGCTGTCAAGCAATACGCTCAAGTAGTTGATAAAGCGCGTAATTTTCTTGATGAATCCTACGATTTTAAAGACAAGAAATCAGAACAGATAATGAAAGATGCTTTATCTACAGAGTCAAACGAAGCTTTTTCTGATGTTGAACTTCCTCTAGCATTCAAATTGTTGAAAAAAACCGCTGAATATAAAAAATTCGGTGATCATAAAACTGTCCATATTTTGGACGAAATCGCAGATAAGGAGCTATAATTATGGCATTCGGCACTGGTACTCTTAATGATATTGCAGGCGTGGGCGCAGGTGAGCGCTACGGCAAAAGCAACGTCGAACTTTCTTCCACAGTTTTTGAAGATGGACTTATTGTAGGTCGATTTGCAAAACTCGATACCGCGAGCATTGATTTGCTTGACGGCTCTGCTACTCCAAGTTTAGCGGGTGTTGTATTACGCAGCGTTTCGATGGATTTGGAATCGGGGCAAGCAATAGATTCTGACATTTATAATCAGATTTCTTATCTGCGTTCAGGACTCTGCACCGTTGCAGTAAAAACTGACGAAAGCCCTGCGGCTCTCGGACGCGTCTACGTTTCCAACGATGGCGATGCTCATGACGGTCTTGCTACAGCGACTAATACCGATGTTGCTGTTAACGGCGAATTTATCATGGAAATTAAAACAGATACTTGGTTGATTTATCTTGCACCGCCTCCTGGCGATATTGCAGACCACATCGGCGATGCCGTTGGCGCTCATGCCGCTTCTGCTATAAGCCTTCTCGATTCGGGAGCCTTTACTTCAGCGATTGAAGTCGAAGCTGCTCTTGCAGAAATATATCCAAAGATTGCTGTTGCGGTCGCTGATCCGAGCGATGCGGGTGCTTTACCTGTTACAAAATCCGCTACTATAGCGTTGACATCGACTGGTGTTGTAGATACAAGAACTCTAGCAATCCCTTCTCTTGCGGGAACAACATTGCTCTTGTCTTTTGATGTCGATGCTGGAGATCTTGCGGTAACATGTGCAGCAGGGATTAACGTTGCAGGGAATACTATTATGACTTTTGATACAGCAGGGGAGTACATAAAACTTGAAGCTGCACAAGTCGCAGGCGCTCTGGTCTGGCGCGTGATTGCTAACGATGGCGTAGTTCTATCTTAACTTTAGAGGATTTGAAAAATGAAAATTAAAAATTTATATAACCTTAATTCTTTTGAAGATTTTCTAAAATCTGGAAAGAAAACTGGTTTTACAGATGCCGCCGCAGGTGTTGTATTAGATCGTTACTTAACACAAGTTGACCCAAAGATTTTTGAGAAGCTTTACCCTGAACTTTCTTTCATGAATTCTGGTGTGACGGTCGATAATACTGGCGGATACGCTAGGCGCATACAATCTTTAAGGATCGTTGAGCAGGGTGAGTTCACGACATCTGGAGATGCTGCATCAGACAAAGGGAAAATTAGCTTATACGGCGAAGATTCCTACCTGAAAGTTTCAGTTCGTGAAGCTTTTTCGATCTGGAGCGATGATGATGTCAACGAAGCTAGTCTTGCAAATGTTAACTTGATTAGTAAGTATATCGAAGCAACTAACAAGATTTACCAGCGCGAAGTAGATGAAGCAGGATTTATCGGGATTCCCGATATTGCTTCCTCGACTGGTCTTTTGAACTACGCAAGTTTTACCTCTAGCGCTGCTTCTGGATTAATCGCGACTCTTACAAATCAAGAGATGTATGACGCAGTTGCAGGGCTTATAACAGACCAGTGGGGTGCTGTTAATAATACTCCAGGGTACATGGCTGATCGAGTAATTTTACCAGTCACCATCAGCAATGTTTTGAGCACAAAAATACTCAACACTGCTAGCGGATTCAGAACGGTAATGGCTGCGTTGACTGAAAACTTCCCTTCAGTAACATTTTCAAGCACTTTCAGAGCTGAAAGCGTTAGTGCAACGTCAGTAACAGTTGCATTTAGCACAAGCGATCAAGTCATGAAGATGAGAATACCTGTTCCTCTTACCGTTGGCGAGATCATCAAAAACGGTAGCTTTGACTACAAATGCGATAGCAAATATAGGATTGCAGGGCTTGATATCTTAGAAGACACTGGTGGCAGAATCCTCACAGGGCTGTAGGATGAAAAAAACCATTGAAGAATTGCAGAGCGAAGCAACGGCGAAAGGAATAAAATTTGATCGGCGATGGGGAGCTAAAAAGCTTCAGCGGAAAATTAATGGTGTGGTTATCAGCAATGATGACCGCACTATTGTCGTTCCC